AGTGTCTTCGGCTAAAATACCGTACACTAAACGGCCAACATTTTCAGATGGTAAGAAAGTAACAATACCTGATGCCCAAGGAGAGCTTACTGTTTGAATACCATTCTTTTCTGTTTTAACTTGGCGGTCAACTACGATTAATTTAAGACCAAATTTTCTTTTAAAGAATGTAACTAACTGCTCATCATCTAATGATGGAACGTTCGCACCAACTGTTGCAATTCCACTATTAAATGCGTAGTTGTTCTTAATCTGATCATTCTCTGCAATAAAACTTGCTGTTGCATCGTCTAACATCACAACTGCTAAATTTTTACCTTTACTCCTAGCGGCTTTAATAATAGACTTAATATCATCAACGATTTTAGCAGAATTATCACTCCATGGTTTGGTAGCGTTGTATTTATTTGAATCTTTAAATCCAAAATCAACACGGATTCCCAAGCCAACGTTTTCGGAATCTTCAACCAATGTTTGTCCAGTTGATAATGCTTCTAAGAACATTGATTCGTTACGCTCGTAAATACCAAATACCACTTTTTTAACTTGACCAAAAACCTTTTTAACGATTTCAACAAGGGCAACGCCTTTCGCTTTCATTGTATCGATATCAGACAATTGTTTTTCTGTTAGTTTCAATTTCATACCCGCTTTAGGAATATCTCCTGTTGCTGTTGCAATTGAATCTTGTCTTTTTAATGGCAATTCAGAATCCATGGCAACGATATCCGCTGCCACAATTGAACCATCTACCGATGAACTACCCCATTTTAAATCGGTAGATAATTCTTGTGTAAGCATTTCCTTGTGCAAATACTTAATTGGTTGAGATTCGTCTTTACCGTTTACCGTTGATTCTAATTTTCTAGCGATGGCACTATACCAAACTGCTAAAAACGCAAATAATGACTTTTTCATTTATACTATTCTTTAAAGAAATTAATTCTTGGCAAAGCGTTTTTGATTGCCGTTGTTGGTGGATATGGAGATGCTACTTCGTTAACTGATCCACGAATAGAAATACCTACAAATGGTTTTTTCGTATCAACAGTTGAAATAACAACACCTACAACTGTATGCCCTGCCGGTAAAGCAGCGTAAGCTGTGGCGCCACTGTTAACAGGCATCGGTTTGTGGTTTCCTGTCGAGTCTTCTACAATAACAACAGAACCGGCTTTAATTACTTCCGGTGCGTAACCAGTCGTGTCTAAAGTTCTGCCTCCAACTACCGTTTCCATAACACGCGGAACAACGATTGTATCGTTTCCAGTGTCGAAACTCTTTTTTTCATCATTTAATGAAGCTACTACTCCCATGTGATTTGATTTTTAGTTTTACAAATTGCTCATAACAGCACTTAATTCTGCATCCGAAACCGATGTTTTACCCTCTGTTTTATTAAAGGTGCCCCCCGCTAAATCAGATGAATCTGCAAACGACTGTTTAAGTTCAGTATATTCGGTTTCTAAACCAGCTATCTCAGCAGCTAAATCTTCAGATTCTAAATTCACACGTTTTAACCAGGATTGCTTTTGATTTTCTGGAAGTCCTTTCAATATTTCAGATTTAGAGAATAAATCTGCAACAGTATTGGCTTTTGAGTCTGTGATTTTACCTTTTTCTAATGCATCAACTTTGTTAAGTAAAGTTTTAGCCCATTCAGGTGTATCATCTTTAGGTGGTTCTGGCGTTTTATCAGGATCAGTTCCTTCTCCTTTACCTTCTTCACCTTTTTTCTGATTAGCTTCAAGGGTTCTGATTCTGTCGTCCTCTTTAGCTACTGCTTCAAAGTCCATAAAATCGTTTGCCTGATTCACAATCTCATCAATCACCGCATCGTCTGCATCATCTGATACTTTAGATTCAAGTTTAGCCGTAATTGCGTCTATCCTTTTAGTTGATAAGTTAGCCTTAGGGAAAAGTGCCTTAAGTCTACCTGCTATCTTTTGTCTTTTGTTCATGATACTGTTATTAAGTTATTTTAATGTTCAGTATCTAATTTAGTTAGGTGAGTTGGTGTGTTAAAATATTTTGGCACAGAGTTATTGACATTGTAGTACTGATTCTGATAATCATTACTTTAATTATATTTGTTGTAAATTTGTAATATATAACCGAATAAGGGACGCGGCACCTTGTGCCGCCCTTATCCAGGATATCAAAATCGCTGGGAACGATTAAGATATTCTTTTTCCGTTTAAAGTCTATTTAGCTAAGTATGCTTTTACCTTCGCCCAAACTTTGCACCCGTAGTACACTGTTGCGATTAAGTAATATGCAATAGCCAAGACTGAAAGAATGAATTCCATCTTATTGGTATTTGTTTTAATTTTATTATGAGATTGGAAATGTAAAGTGTTTTCAATCTCTTTTTTTATATGTATAAAATCGGTGGTGAACGTGCGTGTTTCATTTTAATAATGTGTAATAATTATAAATAGTTTCATTTAAGTGAAAAGACTTATTTTTAATATTGTATATATAAAAAAGTTGCCTCTCCATAATTTAAAGATAAAATCGAGCATTTTTGTCTTGTAATATCAATACCGTGTAAAGGAATTTAATAACCGTATAAAAAAAAAGGACATCGATTCGAGCCTTTTTTAAACCCTTGAAAACAAAGGTATTTCGGTATATAAATTAAAAGTGTGACATGAAAATGCACGCGAAGAATGTTTTACGTAATTAAGGATGCTCTTCGACACGTCTACCAAATACAAACGCCTGCTTAATTGCCGATTTATTTTAAAGGTGTCGAATTCGACAGGTTTTGTTCTTTCTCTATTTTAGTAATCTCCCCCTTCTTATCTTCAACCATATCCAAGAAATCAACAGCACTTTCTTTACTCATTACACCGCCATTAACCGCGATTGTAGCAATATCAACAGCTTCTTTTAAATCACTTGGAAGGATTGAATTGAATTGTACAGATACTAAAAGCGATTGTTTTGATAACTTAGTTTCAACAGTATTTTTAATTCCAGAAGCAATAATATTTAAACAACGTTCAACCATCGTTCTGTTTTCACCTTCATTCATTTTTGCTTTAATGATTGCATCTAAGAACATTAATTTCAACGCAACGCCGCTCATTGCTCCTAAACCTTTTAAATTTTCAAAAGCGATATCTGGCGATGAACTCATAGCATGAATTAAAGAGTAAAGCTTCTCAAGTTCCAATTCAACCGTTTCAGCAGCATTGTTTGCAGTTAAGAATTCTGCATCCCCGTGAATTGTTTTACCGCTTGCATCGTCAACTTCTTTCATTGGGAAACGAAGCGTTTTTCCATCGTCGTTACGGTCCGGCATCGATACTAATTCACCGTAAAGTTTTAATAAAGGATATCCAGCGTAATCATTTGAGCCACCTAGCTTAGATAAAGCAACTTCAAAACGGTCAATAATAGTTTTTACATCTTCCCATTCTGGCAAATCTTGTTGCAGATACATAACCGGTATACGGTCAAAACCGTGTAGCTTTCGAGATGTAATTGAATAAACATTGTTGATAGAATTGTCTAAATCAATGCGCTCTTTATCGGTGTAAATCCAAATGTTATCAATTTCTGATTGGCTTACGCTTTTAGTAGTAAATCGCCAAACAAACATATCCATGTTGCCGTACTGATCAAAAATCGGGTACATCCTACCCTCTTTATTTGTTTTTACGATTGACTTGATTCTTTTCTTTTGAGTTGTGAAAAGTTTTGTTATCCAAGTTTTATCAGTTGGAACATCTTCAATATGAAATATGATGCAGCTTTCAAGTTCTGACTTCTTTTTCTTCAATGCTTCTTGAAGTTTAGAATCCATTCGGTTTAATTTCCAAGTGCTTTTTACAGAGTTGTATAAATCATTCTTTTCATCGGCAATCAATGTAACCGGTTCGCCTAATTCAAAAGCAACAGCAGTATTTACAATCTTTTTAGCGAAGGGAATAGATAAACGGATAGCTGAAACTGATTTGGCTTTTTCACCCGTCCCAACAATTTTATCCTTTTGGATTTTACCAACCTGCGATTCTCGTAAATCCCTTTCGTTATTATTGTACTCTTTGTTTAAATACTCCCAAGTGTAAGACTCTAAACGATGCTTTTTGTTTTGTTCAATTGCACCTATTGCCTTTTGAACATCCGTTTTTAATAACTCTAAAATATCCATATCCTTAATGCTAATAATCAATACCTAATTCGTTCAAGGATTCTGTAGTTTGGTGTAGGGTAAGTGGGTTATTAAATGCCATGTGAGCGTATCTTCCTGAATCCCACATGTGGTTATATTTATCTATTGGTTGATTTATTGGTATTCCGTTAACTTCTTTAAATCGGTAGTTTTGCTGTTCAATCTTCACAAACTTTCCTAATTTTTCATTTCTAATAACTAAATGAACTTTTTTATTTTTCATTGATGCAATCCAATAGACAACACCTTTATTTTTTGAAACCTTTTTAATTGAATACCCTTTCTTTTTTAATGAACGGACCATTTCAACAGTTCCTTTGTTTTCTCCGGTGTATTTATCAGACGAATCGGCTGTAATAGGAATATTCATTTCAACCTTTAAGCTGCGTAATGCTATATCTAAATCATCAGGATGATCTATTGGTTCATAAAGCAATAATTCAATCCATATATTATGATCATCTTCACCGAATCGGGTTAATGCTGTTGGGTCGTTGGTGAAACCAAAATCTAATCCATAGGTCCAAGCGATATCTTCTGGCCACTCTGTAACATACTCAACATTGGCGAAAATAACACCAGTCATTGCTCCACGTAAACCTAAACCATATACTTTCCAATAGAATTCATTAGCAGTACCTTGTTTGGTGTTTTTCGGATGCGGCGGTGGTTGGTTATCATCAGATATTGGCTCTACCTTACCGGTTTTCTTATTAAAGCATTTGATTATATCATCTTCAACAAAATAAGAACCAGGCAACCAAGGTTCTGAATTTAAAATCTCAATCTTTTGCCCTATCGGTATATGTGGATTACCTCTGAAGGTTGATCTTAAATGCCCTACATCATCGCGGGTGATTACTTCATTAAATATCCAATGCTCAGTTACAGATGGATTAAAATCCGATATCCAAAACTTATTACAACGCATTATAAGGTTTTTGAATACTGCCTGATCAATGGGTAGAACTTCATTAAAATATAAATAGTCAGATGTTGCACCGTGAACCTTACTAGGTTGATCGGCTCCCATGAAATTGATTTGATTTCGGCCGATGTAAAATGATTGAACATCTTTAGCGTTTTCAAATGGATTAGGTAAGCCAAACTCACGCAATATCTTTTTGAAATCTAAATACAACGTCGTTTTAAATTCGTTGTATGTTTCCCTTACGATGTTTATTACACAAGTTTCTTCAACGTGTAAACAGATGTATAAAATGAAGTAAAGGCTTGAATAAGTTTTCCCACTTCTTGCACCTCCTTCTAAAACAACACCTTTGGAACCTGCTGCTAATTCTTCATTTACATACTTCTGATCTTCAAACTGCTTTTTTAAAAAACGATAGTTATCATTAACTTCCTTCGGCAAAACGTTCAACTCCTCAATTTTGATAAGTTGCTCCATTTCCAGTATTTCAGCATCAGTTAACATTATCCTTTAAGTTTGCTTTTCAATTGCTCTAAGCGGCTTTGGCGATCTTCTTCTTTGAAAATGTTTATTGTTTTCTGTTTATTATCCAGTTCATAACCACCTAGATGTTTCATCAGTTTTTCAACAGAAGAAAGTTTATCGTAGTGCTTTACTTTTTTGGTTAATGTATCTGGAACTTCATCATTAAAACTTGGTACTTCTTGGACTTCAAAAGACTGAATACACATACGAACCTTTTTAGGCATTTTATAAATAGGAAGCAAACTACCTTCCTCATCATACATGTCAGCTGGATCAAATCGAATTATGTCCGCAAGTACAATCAGAACTTCATCTAATGTTGCTTTGTTACGATCGATAGCATCTTGTTGTAAATCTTTTATCCTTATGGCTACCTTATGGTCAACAGATAGCTTTGAAGCCATTGCATGAATGGTTTCAGGCTTCATTTTAGAACAAGAATAAACCTCTCTATAAGCAGCAGATTTATCACCTAAGCGCATATACGCCTGGCAAAAAGCTTCCTGTTTAATTGTGAGAGGTCTATTACTCATTACTAACCTAAAAATTACATTATGAAATCAATACGTATCTAAAGTAGAGTAACGATTTGTGAGTAAGAAGAAAATGTCAAATGAGTTATTGACATTGGCATAAAACAAAAAACCTTTTGTACAGCATTACAAAAGGCTCTTTAAAAAAACTTAATTGTTTAATATATAAAAAGAATGGAAACAAACATTCTGAATATTCTATAAAAAAGCGGGAACCACCCCGCTTTTAGCTTAACCTACTATTCACCACTTATCCTTGATTGTTAATGAATGAGTCAAAAGTAATAGTAATATTTTCTATTTTTAAAAATTTAAGATATAAGTTATTGACATTATTATTTAAAAACTAAATCTAAAATCTTTTGATGTTCTCGGTCCTGTACTTCATAGTTTAAAGCTCCTTGGTAGCCGAACGTGACACCTTTAGGGGCGTGCCCTTGTAATTTCATAATAACAAAATCATTAATCAAGAGGTTACCGGCTAATGTTCTAAAAAGGTATCTGGTAGATTTTGTTGTAATTTTATTCTCGGTTTTAATTATTCGGGCAAGTTTAAGATAAGTATTTGTATTTAAAGAAACTTGATATTTTCTGTATTTGTCATCATCTTCGCGCGGATCTGGTATAAATGAAAATATACGTTTTGAATTTTTATCGCCATAGGTTTTTATAAATTCAATCGCGAAATCATTTAATTTATTATCTACCTCTTCCCCTTCTGTCGGTTTGTAGCGATTTTTAAAACGTTTAAATTTAATTCTATTATTCTTTATATTGGTCCATTCTAAAACAGACATATCAATTAGATCATGACCACCAATAGCGAATTGAAATAACAGCAAACCGGCTATTGTAACTGTTTTTAATTTATCCCCTTTTTTTACATCGCTTTCTTCGACGGTTAAAAGGTGTATTAAATCTTGAATAGATAATTCAGATGCTTTCTTTTCCTTTTTAAAAACTCTTAATCTAAGAAATGGATTTTCCGGTTTTATATTCAAGCTTTCACGGGTCTGCGCTTCTTTATAAATTGCTTTAACAATAGAGATATATGTATAAATGCTAGTGTCTTTCAACCCGCGACCTTTACCGTATAAATCAAAATTATTTATCCATTCCTTTGTGATTGAGTTTAGTGGTATATCTTCAGATGTTATGAACTGTAAAACTCTCTTTAAAGTTAACTCGTGACTTCTTGTTGGCTTACCCATCACTTTTCTTTCGGCGATCAAAGTATTGCCAAATTCTATAAGCCCAATTTCTCTAATAATGCTTTTTTGTTTTTTGAGTAATTCCAACCTTTTTTCCAGAACCTGAATTTCAATGTCTATGTTGTCAATAGGAATGCCGTTAGAAATAACTTCAATTGATTCAAGAAGACTTAAAAAATTATCATTGCAATACTTCACCTGTTCGGATAAATCAAGTTCTCTTCTTTTCAAGTTCGAAGATAAATGAAGCTGTTCTTTATCCTGATAAATATTTAGATTTATGTAATGCCTACTCTTTAAATTTCCTTTAGCAGCATTACTATCATATATTCTAATTTTTACAGGATATCCATTTTTTGCTTTTCTTCTTTTGTCTAAAATTATATCTGCATTAATCAT